CACAACAACACCTATTTATTGGTGTAGCATTCTTTGCTCACCTTCAATTTAGACACATTCGATGCGTTTTTAGCGCTTTGCACCTAATCCCTTGTGGTATGGTGTATGTCTTTTATTGTAAATTTATGTTTTATTTGTTTGTAAATTAGCTCTTGTATGGAGCCATATTAAAAATTTGTTTTGTTTTCATGAATTATTAGTTCATTTTGAAATTTCGTTAGCTTTGCACGTTAGTATCTTAGTCATTATTCCACGTTTTGGAGTGGCCCCTAGATCTTTATTCCTAGTACCCGCTGTAGGCCTCTTTGGAGGCTCGGCTTTTTGGATTGATCGTTTTGTGCCACGTTTTCTTTTGACGGAGAACGCTTATTTGAGGCGAATATTTTATTTGAAAGTCTGGAATCTCTTTATCCCGCTTGGCAGCAGGGAACTGTAGTTTTCTTTGGCGTTTAATTTTTCTATATATATTGTTTTCTGTTGTACTTTGTTTGCACTGAACCACAAAATTATAAATATGCGTAGGAGTCTTAGCGACGCTCCACCCCCCCTTTTCTGAAACTATGCCGTCGATTATCAATAACATCGACCCCAAGTCTGCCACAGAAACCCAAGTTAGCGCTAATGCGCCCCGATCCTTCGCTCTATTGTCGCGAGCACTTGCCCGCAACGATATGACAATCATTAATTATGATGAGCGTACCCGGAAATGTTTCTTTGATGTTTCCATCCTTGACCGAAAGTATCGTATTTTTGGTCAGCACCGCGGAGAGGATATCTACAGGAGTATTCAAGTGTCCATCAAGGATACAATATTTGGATCTCTAAGATTTGCCGTTATGAACGGCCCTCTCTTTGTCCCCAACACCCCAGAAAGTTTGATTTGTGTTCCCTTAATTGGGGAGACTCTAAACGTCACTTTTGACAACATTGGCAACGATGCCTCTGTTTTATCTTGGAGTGTTCTTTTTGAACGAGCTTGTATGACTGCTGATATGCAGGTGCAGGCTGGTGAAGAAGATCCTGAGGACTTTCCTACTTCTGGTGGAGGTATGGCCTTTATGGTTATGCTTAAACTTGTTAGTAAGCAACTCACAGCACTTAACATCCCTGATGCTCGGTATTGGTTGGATATGTTTAATAACGTAGCCATTGCCTATCGTAGCTTTAAAAGGTGTGTGTCCGCGCAAGACTATGTGGATGAGATCCAAAAGTTTTATCGCATTTTTCTAGGACGTAGTGCTTACATGGACTGTTGCTCGCGACTCGACGCTTTCATCGTTGAGCTCGCTAAGAAGAGCACAGTTCAGTCCGATTCCACGGAAACGCTCCAGAATCTTCGCCAAGCCTTTGATATGATCACTGGTATTGGTGAGAATCCTACTGTGAAGAAGTTGCAATCATTGTTTTCCTATGCACTTGTGCAAGGGTACTTGAAGCACTTCAACATGGAACTGAGCGACGAAGATTACTCCAAGATGGAGCAACGTCAATTAGTTGGTGCGTTTTCGTCCAAGCGAGGATTTTTCTTTGCTGTGTTGGACACCACCCTCCATATTGCTGAGCGTTTGAACGCTTGGTACGTTACTGGTGAGTTTGACAATTTCTTACATTCTGAGAAGTTGTACGTAGACTGGTTGAAGGAAGCCGATAGACTGCTTAGTCTGGCTGCTTTTACGTCTAACCTCACTGCTCTAGGTGACGACAGCTTTAAGTTCAAAGCTGATTTGGAGGATGCCCTTGCTAAGGGTAGAGCGTACGCTAAGTTTACAGCTAAGAGCGGTGGCATGGATTGTGTTGCCATTCGCAAAAAGTTGTGTGCTCTCGAGCTGCTCAACAATGTTGAGATTACGAAGCGTGCTGCTCAAGTAGAGCGTAAGGCACCATTTGGTGTCTTGATTTCAGGTCATTCTAGTATTGCTAAGTCAGCATTTACCAAAGTCATTTTTAATGCTTATGGTTCTATGTTTAACCTTGATCGAACCGATGCTGGTTGTTATTGCCGTAATTCCTTTGACGAATTCTGGAGTGGATTTAATTCATCCCAGTGGTGTATTCGTATGGATGATATTGCTTTCCAGAACCCGGCCAAGACGACGCAAATCGACAATAGTATTATCGAGATGCTGAACATTATCAACAATGTTCCATTCGTCCCAAACCAGGCAGCATTAGAGGCTAAGGGTACGACCCCTGTTCTCGCTAAATTGGTTGTTGCGACCACAAATACGTTGCATCTTAATACCAATGAGTACTTTTCGTGCCCCCTCGCCGCCAATCGGCGTCTACCCTATGTCATTGAGTTGACGCCTAAGAAAGAGCATTTGCATGCCAATCAGGTTTTTATCGAGCCGTCCACGCTTAAGTGTGAGGATGGTAAGTTTCCTAATTTCTGGCATATCGTTGTTAAAGAGATTGTTCCTGAGATCCGTGTTGACGGAAAGGAATATGCAAAGTACAAGGAGATTGCTGTGTTTGACGAGATCGATGATTTTATCGCACACTTCTTGAAGATGGCTCTTGTGCACGAAGGTAATCAGGATCGTGCCGTGGCAAAGAACACTGATATGGCGACCATTGATATTTGTAAGGTCTGTTTGAAGCCTCTCCCCCACAGTGGGTGTTTGGAGGTTCAGTCCGGAGAATTGAGTGTTATTGAGACCTATTCGGTTGTAGTGCTTATGTGGTTGTTTAGCTTTAAGTGGTTTGTTGAGAAAGTCGTTCATCGATTATCCCGACGAGCCATGACTCGTTATCCTGTTTATGCAGCAATCAATCAACTTCCCCCTGTGGAGAGTGTTAGAATGTATGCTAGGTTGGCAGAGCTGCGCCAGAACGAAAAGCTCACGCGACTTGTCGCTGGTCTTACTATCGTTTCGGGTGCGTTTGCTTTGTATTATGCCACTCAGGGTAAGAAGCTGAAGGTTTCTATTCCTCCTGCTAATGTTAAGCCTTCTCATGAATTTGAGGAGACTATAGCGACGGAAGCGGAGGAGATTGTGGAAATTCCTGAATACGATGACCCCCTTGGTGTTCAAGCCGAGGGACGACTTGTTGAGACACAGTTGGAGAAAGAGACTAAGAATGATGTTTGGTATAAAGCCGACATTGTTATCTCAACCTTCGATATGCCTACAGCTTCATTGAGTTTGGCTAAGGCGACAGATGCTGAAGTCCGAAACATTCTAGATAAGAACTGTGTTGCAGTTTCTGTTAAGGCTGGGGGCCATACCCTCACCCTTCGAGGAGTGTTTATTGTTGGACAGAAGTTGTTGTTGCCAGCTCATGCTTTCAAGTATATGACAAATGAGTGTGAAATCAATGTTATTGATTCGGACGTTTCTAGTTCCCATAACTCGAATTGCAAGTTTACTCTTACGAAGAGTCAGCTAGTGATGATGCCGTCTATGGACTTGTGCATGATTGAGGTGGCTGGTTTGCCGCCAAAGAAGAGCATTCTGAAGTTTTTCCTGCGTGAAGAGATTTGCCCCACCAAGGGCTTTGAACTTATGCGCCAAGAGGATGGAACTTTGGATATCATTCCCTTCTTCAATTTGAGGAAGGAGAGTGGAATGCCCGTGGAATCCCTTGGAATAAAGGTTGATATCTACATGGGTGTTAGCTCGCAATCCACAGCTGCTGGAATGTGCGGTTCTCTGTGTATCGGTACCACTCCACGTGGTCCGGTGATTATGGGGACCCACCTCCTCGGGAACGGAAATCACGTCGGTTTCTTGTGTGTAAAAGTTGCCCAAATTGAGGCGCTTTTGAAGCATGAGAGTTTTCACCGAGCTGATGTTCAGGGTGGTGGTGCGCCTATGCTGCGAAGTTCCAAGCGTTCTTATGCGGTCCAAGCATTCCATCATCGGAGCTTGTTCCGCTATCTCCCCGCCGTGAATGCCAATTTGTATGGCACTTTGGATAGCTTTGCTGGTAAGCAGAGGTCTAAGGTTTGTGCCACGCCGTTTCAAGCTGAGATTGTTCAGAAGTACGCGCGCGAGGTTATGCACGGTGCTCCTGTCTTGGGAAGCTACCATGGTGTGAAGCAGAATGTTGCTCCCATGGTGGTTCGAACGAACAACTATAATAAGTTGTTTCTCAAGGATGCTGTGAAAGGTTACTCCGGTGACATTATCACGCGTCTTAGTGAGCGGAGCAAGAAGGAACTGATCCCTTTGTCCACACACGCAGCCATCAATGGTTTGCCTGGTGTGCGATATATCGATGGGATTAATCGCAATACGTCCATGGGATGTCCCTACAACACTACCAAGAAAGAGTTTTTGGAACCATGTGTCAGTGAGGAGTACCCCGATGGTGTGACTTTTAAGCAGGAAGTGCTAGATAGAGTCGCAGAGATCGAAGCTAAGTATGCTGAAGGATGTCGCGCGTATCCAGTGTTCGCAGGACACAACAAGGATGAAGCAGTCACGCTTGAAAAGGTGAAAGCCAAGAAGTGTCGATTGTTTACTGGTTCGCCTATTGCATGGAGTCTGGTGGTGCGTAAGCAACTGCTGACTTTCGTGCGATGTGTGCAGAAGAACCAGCTCATCTTCGAAGCTGGTCCTGGACTAGTCTGTCAGTCCAATGAGTGGAGTCTTGTACGAGACCACTTATGCCAATTCGGTGAAGACCGTATTGTTGCTGGCGACTATGGGAAGTTCGACAAAAGAATGTTGGCCGACTTTATCCTCGCTGCGTTTGACGTTATCATAAATGTCTTGCGTGATGCGGGTTGGTCTGAACAGGAACTATTGGTGATTCAGTGTATTGCACACGATATTGCCTTTCCGGTTTGCAGCATCAATGGAGATTTGGTAGAGTTCTTCGGAACC